CACCAGCTAAAAGAAAGGCCACATATGAAGGTCAAGTTTACAGTGTAATGGAAGTTGATGATGGCAAAGCAACAATTCAAAAAGAAGGTGAAAAACCTTTTGTTGTTTCTGAGTCTGAATTATCTGAAGTAGATGCCAATCTTCTACAAGAAGAAGAAGGTGCTGCGGCTCCTGGTGGCGGGGCTGCTCCTGCGGTTACTGCCCCTCCTGCTTTTGGACCTGGTGCTAACCACGATACACCTGTACAATTTTCAACACAATTTGAAGAACCTGTATATGAATTTGACATTGGTGAATTGATGATGGATTCTGAACAAACTGAACAAGCTGAGGAAACACCTGAAGAAGAACCAGCTATGGATCTTGGAGCCGAAGAAGAACCTGCTGCTGATGAAGGTGGTGATGATCTTCTTGCTGGTCTTGATTTACAAGAAAGTGTTGAGCTTGATGAAGAGGAAGAAGATGATCTGGTGAATGAGATCATGAAGATTCTCGGAGAGTCTGATGAACTACTTGAAGAAGAACTCATTGTTGATATGGGTGAAAGTAAAGACGGAACATTCCGAACCGATGAAGCAACATTGGAATATTACAAAGAAATGCAAAATGCTAAAGATGCCGCTGAGGGCATGGCTGCTGAAAAAGAAGAGGAGAATGAGAACCTCAAAGAAACACTCAAACGATTTAAGTTAAAGAATAAGCAATATAAAGACGCTGTTGAAAAACTGTCCGAGAAACTTAACGAGACAATGCTCTCCAACGCTAAATTGATTTATTCAAATAAAACTTTAGGTGATGCCTCCTTGAATGAGCGACAAAAGTCAAAAATTGTCGAAGCCATCGCCAAGGCAAGAACTCCCGAAGAAGCGAAAACTCTTTGCGAGACTCTTAAAGCTACGGTAAATTCTGGAATCGAAAAAAGATCTCCCAGAACCCTAAGCGAGTCTGTACAGAGAAAATCAAATCTATCAGGAATTCTTCCACGTAGAAATAAGCAAGTTAACGAATCTGAGGAGCATACATTTGCCGATCACATGAAGAAACTTGCTGGCATTAAATAACAATATTTAAGGAGGTTAAAAAATGTCTATTATAGAAACACTTACCGAAGGCATCGTAAACCGTGACATGAAGAAGGAAGGCTCTGCTCTTCTCTCTAAATGGGGAAAAACCGGTCTACTTGAAGGTCTTCAAACCGAGCACATGAAGTCAACTATGGCTCGTCTGCTTGAAAATCAAGCAAAAGAACTTCTTCGTGAATCATCTGCTATGGCTGGAAGCCCTGGTGATGTCGAAGGTTTTGCTGCTGTTGCTTTCCCAATCGTTCGTCGTGTATTCGCCGGACTTATCGCAAACCAATTGGTTAGCGTTCAACCGATGAGTCTCCCATCAGGTCTCATCTTTTTCCTTGACTTCACTTTTTCTGAAGAAATTGGAGCCGGTACTCAAACTAGCCGTTTTGGTAACGTTGCTGGTGAATCAATTTATGGTACTAACAAAGTTGGTGCTGGTATCATCGATGGTGTTAGTCTTGTCGGTTCATCCGGAGAAAACCTCTCAGGTCCTCGTGAATCAGTTGGATACGCGTATGCTTCTCCAAAAACTGATGATGCTGTGGATTCTAGTGACATTACTGCTGGAGCAGCGGTTTTGATTTCTGCTATGACTGATGCACAAAAGAAATTAATCAAGTACGATGCTGATGTTCTCGCTGAATCTACTTCTTATCTTTTGGAAGTAAAAATTGCTGAAACTGAATTTGTTAACCCAGATACAGACAACCTTTCTGCTTTCGATATTTCTGGTGCCGAGGTTGGAGACACAGACGCTTCAATATCTACTTCTGCTGGTAACACCAAACTTATTCGTCGCTTGACCAGCACTGATGGAACCACGATTAGCTTCTTTTTCGTAAGTACTGTTGATATCACAACTTATGGTGCTGATCAAAATGCAATGACGGTTTCCCATCCAACCAAAGATTCCGTTGCAGTCAAGTCTTCTGGTGGTGGATCACTAGACGCTTATACAATGTTGCTTGAAGGAAGTGCAAACATTCCTGAAATCAACATCAAGGTTGATTCAACTGCAATTACAGCACAAACCAAGAAGTTGAAAGCAAAGTGGACTCCAGAACTTGGACAAGACTTGAATGCTTACCATAACTTGGACGCTGAGGTAGAACTTACTTCTATCCTTTCTGAGCAAATTGCTCTTGAAATCGATCGTGAGATCCTTGCTGATCTTGTGAACGGTGCAACAGCTAGCACTCAATACTGGTCTCGTTCTCCCGGATTGTTCGTAAATCGTTCAACTGGTGCTGAGATTGGTGCAAACTCTGCTGCTCCTGATTTCACTGGAACAGTAAGTGAATGGTATGAGACTCTCATTGAAACTATCAATGACGTTTCTGCTCAAATTCACCGTAAGACACTTCGTGGTGGAGCGAATTTCGTAATCGTTTCTCCTGAAGTTGCTAACGTTCTTGAATTCACCAGCGGATTCCGTGCAAACGTAACTGCTGATGCTGACAAGGGTGATATTGGAGCTGTTAAGGTTGGATCTCTCAGCCGTAAGTTCGACGTAATCGTTGATCCTTACTTCCCACGTAACGTGATCCTTGTAGGACGTAAAGGAAATAGTTTCCTTGAGTCTGGATATGTATATGCTCCGTATGTACCACTCCAAACTACACCTACAATCTTCGATCCAGAATCGTTCGTACCACGTAAGGGTGTCATGACTCGCTATGCGAAGAAAATGGTTCGCCCTGATATGTACGGTCTTGTTATCGTTCGTGATCTCCTTGGTGGAGAATACTCAAGCTAATTTCTGATTAACTTAGTATTATAAGAGCCCCCTTCTCTTTTGAGTTGGGGGTTTCTTTTTTTTTGAGACTATTTACTTTGACTTGAAGCGCGGTCTCCTTTGAGCGAGGCCCCTGCTCACTGTCTCTACCGGAATAAGGGGCTGGTAGATACGGGTCGCGCAACAAGTTCATAATTAACTATAGGAGAATAAATTATGGGAAATCGAAGATTAAGTCGTAAAAGACTTTACCAAGTTGAGAAGGCTGGTATTGCTGTCGATCTTGAATCAGGTGCTGGTGCAGCTCCGATGATCAAGTCTGCTACGCAACATAGAAATGGACAAGAATTAATTACAGAGATCGCAATTGATCTCGGAACAACAACCGGCGCGACTTCTGTCGTTGGTGGTGGTGCCAACAATCAAGTGATTGGCCTTGCTAGTGAAAAAGCTCATATAACACGACTAACTCTTGCTAAGTTTGGAAGAATTACGGAAGTTAGAGCTGTTGTTGTTGAAGCTTCTGCTGCGGCATGTAATATCGTCGTAGGCTCAGACTCTGTCAATACCGCCGGTGGCCCTGCTGGTGTTGCTGAACTATGTGCTGCTGTTGGAGCAACCGCTGGTGCGGATGTAAGTGCCCTATCAACCACAATTACCGGTATTGATACAAATGGAACACAGACAGCGGACAACGAGTGGTATCTTTATATTGCTAATGATGGTCATGCTGGTTCCGGAGATTTGTCCGCTGGTAAATTCCTTATCTACATTCACGGGTTTGTAGCCCCTGATGATTTATAGGGGGTGATGTTATGGGTGTAAAAAGAATATCAAGAGGAAAACTCTTAGACACAGAAAAACAAGGTGTTTCAATTGAGATTGGAGCATCCGAAGTAATGAAGAAAGCTTTGGTTTCCGCATCACAACATCGCGAAGGCTACAAAGTTGTCACTGATATGGTGTTTGATTTTGGTGCCACAGCAGCAGGCTTAAAAACAAAGGCTTTGGGAGCAAAGGACGTAGTAGGGACAGCGGCGGCATCTTATTTGTGTACTATTAAAAACAGTATTTTCGGTGCTGTCACTTCCGTTGAAACGGTTGTTTTGGAAGCAATCTCCGATGGGACATTGACAAACTATGACCTGCTTTTTGCTGGTGATGGAGTTCTAGATGGTGATGCCTCTAGTGGCAATGATGGTGTCCTTGGTGCTCATGCTACGGGTGAAACTGAAATCAAAGCAAACATTAGTGCCAACGTTGGACAGCATGAAATAGTAGCCTATGATGACTCTACTGTTCTAAGTAACAAGTTTCTTTACTTGACTGCTGGAGCAGCAACTACACAAAAAGCGAGCGCCATTGTTGATTGTAGTGCCGCAGTGGTTGGCAATCTTGCTGATGGTGTTGATACAATCAGATTAATTAATTCTGATGGCTCTACTGGTGTTTTGTTCGTTGCTGAAGATGATACAGCATTCAATGGAACCGCACAAGCAAACAAGTTTAACATTGGCTCATTGGTAACAAAAGCAAACTTGGCAACAAGCTTAGCTGCGGCTTTTGAGTTAAACGGAGCTTTCAATGCTGTTGTTGGCCCGGGCACTGAAAAAGTTACTGTTACACACGCTGCTTCAACTGCGACCAGTAATCATCAGGCAGGCTACTTGCTTAATGATGATCCACAAGCGTCCAATGGAATTTCTATCGGTGAGTTTACTGGTGGAATTGACGATGGTGTCGCTGTTTCAAGTGGAAAACTATTGATTCGTATAACAGGTTTTATGACTCCAGACGATCTGTAGTTTCAAACCTATCAAACCATGCCCTTCCTTGTGAGGGGCTTTTTTATTTGTATTTACTAATTATTTTACAATTTTAAGGAGATTATTATGTCTGGTAGACGAAGAATGATGGCTAAGAAGAAGCTTGCCGAAGCAGGAGCCGCAAAAGCTGCTGAAGAAAAACAACGTAAACTTGAAGAGGCTAACAAAAAAGCCGCTGCTGAGAAGCAACGGAAAGCAAAAGAAGCTGCCGAAAGGAAAGCTGAAGCTGCTCGTAAGAAAAAGAAAGTTTCAAAACAAACCAAAGCCTCTGAATAGAGGCTTTCTCTTTATATAAACTATTTAGGTATGACACGGAGGATCATGAATGTCATTACCCACTTTAACGCCAACTTCTCAAACATCCGCAATCATTTTGCCGATCACGGGAAACACAGATAATGTTGCTGCCGCCACACCTTTAGGTGTATACGACAGTTCTACAGAGTTTTTGTCTGGTGCTGCTGCTCAAGTGGCCTTTACTTATAAGCGATTAGGTGGAGACGTTCTAGATATTGAACTGACAGAAGATAATGTTTATGCAAACTTCGAAGATGCTGTTTTAGAATATTCTTATCTTGTAAACATTCACCAATCTAAGAATATAATTGGTTCAGCACTTGGGGGAGCCACAGGATCTTTCACTCATACCGGCCAGTTATCTGCGAGTCATGCTTTGGAAGGGCAAAATATTGCTCTAACATATCCACGTTTCACTTTTGAATCAGCTTTTCGTATTGGCGATGGCTTTGCTACGGAGGCGGGAGTTGGTGGTAGACAGGAAATCTATTCTGCTTCTTTTGCAACAGTTACAGATCAACAAGATTATGATCTACAGAATATTGTATCGGCTTCAGCTGTGAACTCTGATAACAGCGATTTTCCTTTTTATAACAAAGTCGGAGACAAAAGAATAAAGATTCGTGATGTATTTTATATGTCTCCACGACAAATGTGGAGATTCTATGGTTACTACGGCGGACTTAATGTTGTCGGAGATATGCATACATACGGACAATACGCCGATGATTCGTCCTTTCAAATTATACCGGCTTGGCAGAATAAGATTCAAGCCATGCAGTATGAAGATCACCTCTATACGAGAACTTCTCATTATAGTTATGAAGTCATCAACAACAAATTAAGACTTTATCCAACTCCGGATAGTGTATCTCAGGAAAAAATTTGGTTTAGATTCACAGTTGATAGTCAAGAGATATGGGAAGATGATAATGATGGCGGACAAAACGGTGTAAACAATATGAACACCCTTCCCTTTGAGAATATTCCATACGAAAATATCAACTCAATCGGT